GCTGCGAAACATGGTGAAGCTTTGGTGCTAACAGCCGAAGAAGTGAAGATTCTTTCTAAAGATATTGGCGACAAAGTCTTTATTCCTGTGCTTACTAATGAGCAGGTCGTGCAGTTGGTAAAAGAAGGAAAGCTAGGCCAGAAAATTAATAACACCAAAGATTAATAAGCTGTGAACCCGACACAGTCTTTTAAATGTGGGGTATATCACTTATTAGATAGTAATATTTATTGATGTTTTAGTGTGTAATGTGTAGATTGCCAATAGTTTTTATAGTAGATATTGGGATTATGCAATATGTCTAATATTGAGCAAGATACACGTTTTATTGTTAACAATAATTTGATTAACAAGGGCTGGATCTTGGACATTCAAGATCCAAACAAAAATGTCTTTTTTGAATCAGATATCTTAAGAATTGTTAATAATGAGTTTCTCAAGAAAAGTAAAAAAAGACCCGATTATGTTCTTTTCGATTCACAAAATAAGCGGCCAATCGGTGTAATTGAAACGAAATCAGGTGGAAAAAGCTTAACAAAAGCACTGGATCAGGCAACCGAATATGCTGAAATGCTTGATGCACCTTTGATATTTGCAATGAATAATGGTTTCTGCGAAACACGGCATTTGTATACCCAAAAACCATTATTTATTGATGAAAATGAGGTTAATGAATTAATAAGAGTAAATGAAGCTAAAGAGTTCATATTGCAGGAAACAAATGGTATTTATATTACACCTAAAGAAATTTTAGTCTCTCGCAAAGAGTTAATTAATGTTTTCAAGAAGTTAAATAACTCACTAAGAGGTGAAGGTTTAAGAGCTGGTATAGAAAGGCTTTCAGAATTTGCAAACATTCTTTTTTTAAAATTGTATACAGAGAATGCTAATACAGGTATTTGGAATTCTCTCAAAAGTCTCGATAATGATTTGCTAATTAATACAACTAATAACATACTACAAGATATTGATAGACAATATGGTGCTTCTGTTTTTACAAATTTACAGCTAACCAACCCTGTTGCTGTTAAAGAGATGATCAAAGAGTTGGATAAGTTAAAACTCTCATCAATAGATACCGATATTAAAGGAGATGCTTTTGAGTATTTCTTACAGCAAGCTACAGCAACTAATAATGACTTAGGAGAATATTTTACTCCACGTCACATAACTAAAACCATTGTTAACTTAGTCAACCCTAAATATGGTGAAAAGATCTATGACCCTTTTTGTGGGACAGGTGGTTTTTTAACAGAGGCATTTGATCATATAAAAGATAACACTTTAATTGCAAACAATAGTAGTGAAGAAATCAAGCTTAAACATAATACTATTTTTGGAAGAGAAATTACCTCAAATGCAAAACTCGCAAAAATGAATATGATTCTGCATGGGGATGGGCATAGTGGAATTTGCCAGATAGACACACTTCAAAACCCTATTGAATCTGAATATGATGTGGTTATAACCAACATGCCATTTTCTCAAAAAACTTCTTATTCTCACTTATATGAGAATAAGTTAGCTAAAAACGATGGTGATGGAGTATGTGTTCTACATTGCTTTAAAGCAACAAAAAAAGGAGGGCGAATGGCATTAGTAGTACCTGAAGGCTTTCTTTTTAAAGCCGCTTTAGCTCCAGTAAGGAAGTATTTATTTGAAAACGCCCAACTAAAAGCAGTAGTTTCACTTCCAAAAGAAGTTTTTCTGCCATATGCAAAAGTTAAAACCAATATACTCTACTTTACCAACTGTCATAATGGTAGAACAAATTCTGACGTTTTTTACTACAATGTGACAAATGATGGCCTAAGTTTAGATTCTTTCCGTAGAAAAATTGACGAAAATGATTTAAAAAATTTAGATTTTGCTGATTTAAATAAGAGCGACTTTGATAAATATTATAATGAATTAGGTTTCTTAAAAGTTAATCCAGAATTAATCAGAAGCAATGATTATATTTATAATTATGCTCACTATAGTAATTCACATATAAAATCAAAATTCCCAACTATAAAACTAAAAGAACTCCTATCCTTGTCTGGCAAAGTCAAAGTGGGAGAGGATACAAATATACCTATTATGAGTATCACTATGGAACATGGCTTAATTGATCAACATGAGAAATTTAAAAAACGAGTCGCAAGTTCTGATATTTCTGGGTATAAAAAGGTTTTTAAAAATGAACTTGTAATGGGGTTCCCTATAGATGAAGGTGTTCTAGGATTTCAAAAATATTACGATGCTGCTGCCGTAAGCCCAGCATACAAAATCTTTAGATTAAAACGAGAAGTTAATGTAGAATATTTGGATTTGATTTTGAGATCTAATTCTCTAAGAAAAATATACAAAAGTAAAATGCAAGGCAGTGTAGAGAGACGACGCAGTATTCCTGATGAAATGTTTTTGAATATTGAGATCCCGAATCCTCCTGAAGAGGTTAAAGATCAAATAGTAAAACAACATAAACTAATAAAGGAAATTGAGAATAGTCTCAAGGAAAATCAAAAAAAATTGCGTCTAAAGACAGAAGCATTATGGGAACTTCCTCAAAATTACAACTAATCCCCCCTTCGAACCCACCACCACGGTGGGTTTTCTTTTGCCTATCAAAGCATAAAAATAAGATTTCTTAAATTAAAATAAGATTTCTTATTGACAATAAAACTAAGTTTTCTTATATTTACCTCACAGATAACAAAAAAGCCCCGGAACTTTGGACGGAAACGGGGCTTTGCAAACTGCGAGATCAATTATGAACGTAAAAACCTTTTCAAACAAGCATAAGGTAACTGGAGTTACAGCAATTGCTGTACTTGTAGCCTTGAGTTCTTGTGAATATCGAACTGCTAATTCTAGCGTCCCTTCTAATTACTCATATGAAAGCGAGCAAGTCGTTGCTTCTGAATATGAACTTCTGGCTGTTAAGAAAACTGGAGAAAAATCTGGTGAAGCAGTTATCCGCATTGACGGCTTCAAATTAAACGTGAGCTTCGATTTTGACGGTGTAGCTGATAGCTACGGCGTAGCTGGATCTGACTTTACAACTGCTGAAATTACAAATTTGGCTATTGATTCAGTAACGGATCTAAGCGGGAAGTCTTTCAATGACTTTACCAATCATGATGACCATAAAAATATAAATATTTTATTGGCTGGCTATATCGACCGTAATAACTGGTTGGAGGCAGCCTAATGAAAGATTATAACTGCCCTACTTGCAAGAAGATGATTCCTGTTGACCGTTCAAAAATCAAAGCTGGTGATGAGGTTTCATTTTGCAGAGTAACCCAATCTTCTAAATCTGCACGTTTTTCTTCTAGAGAAGGAATTGTCAATTGCCGTGAAGGTGATGTGGTTTTAGTTAAATATCGCAAAGAAATTATTCCTTTAAATATTAGGGACGTCTCACCTGTAGATGCTCCTAGCCCGCTTACGTATGCCTTTGTTGGTACATGCGAATGTAAGGAGGCTGAACATGTCTAATTTCAAAAAACACCCTGACGGCTACATGTCATTTTTAGGCCGTGATGATAAGGGCCTCTACTCTGTCCGCATTGGCTGGCAAGTGTACGCATCTAATGCTAATGGCTCAGTTCTTTACAAAGTTAAAGACGGAGTTAAGACGCCTTTAAATGTGTTCAGGTTCCAAACTTCTTATCCAAAAGTTTGGAATGAACTCACCCAAGAAATCGATTTCCAACGCAGAAAGCAGCTCGCAATAAAACTGCGTGAAACAAACATCCCTACTTATGACCGCAAAGCATATAAGCAAAAACGCGGCTTCACCGGCTCTAGATGAGGATAAGAAAAATGGCGTTACCGATTATTACTGCTGACCAAACTTTATTGGTTCAAGCAATTATTGTGTACCTATACGCTGATCCGGGTTTAGGTAAATCATCGATGGGCTTTACTGCGGAAAAAGCAATTTCTTTTGACTTTGACCGTGGTGCTCACCGTACTGGTGAATTACGTCGTGGTGCGGTTGTACAGGTTCAACAATGGAGTGATGTTGCAAACCTTACTCCGCAGGACTTAGCACCATATAAAACCGTAGTCATTGATACCGTGGGTGCAATGCTTGAATGCATTAAAACCCATCTATTGCTAACTGCTAATAACCGTCAAAAAGATGGCTCTTTAAAGTTAAAGGCTCAAGGTTTAGCGAACCAAACGTTCAAGCAATACATCAATACTTTGATCAGTTTAGGTAAAGATGTTGTTTTCATTGCACACGCATCAGAAGATCAAAACGGTGATCAAATTATTTACCGCCCAGATCTAGGTGGTAAAAACCGTAACGAGCTTTACCGTATCGCAGATGTCATGGGTTATCTAACAACTGTTACTACTGGTGAAGGTAAAAATGCCCGCGTTATTAATTTCAAACCTTCGCCTACACATCATGCGAAAAACTCAGGTGCTTTAGGCGGTGAAACCGGTGAGGTATGGGTACCTGATCTTAAAGCACACCCTACTTTCTTGGCTGACCTGATTACTCAAGCTAAAGATCACATTAACACCTTAACGCCTGCACAACTTGCAGCAGCTAAAGCCCAAGAAGAGCTAGAAAACTGGAAACAAAGCTGTGAAGAAGCTGAGCATGCAGGTGACCTTAATCAATTAACTGAGTCGCTTGATAAAGAACACATGTATTACCAGAACATGCGCCAAACAATGTTAATGAGAGCTAAAGCATTGAATTGCACGTTTGATAAGCAACGTGGCACTTGGATTAGTCCACCAGAATTTAACGGTATCTCAGATCAACAAAGAGATGAACTTCAAAACTTCATAGCTGAACGCGGCCTAGACGTGAAAACAGTTTGTGAACACTTCGGCATAGATGCCCTTATCCAAATTGAAGAGGCAAAACTACCAGCAGTTAAACAAGACATTGAAACATTAGCTAAAACGGGGATGACAGCATGAAAATACTAAATAAAGTTGAAGCTAAACTTGCTTGGGCCAACGGTGAATTACTTTTAGTAAATAATACTGAGCGTAATGGCTGGGAGCCATTTAACCCTTATGACTTTGGCTTTGATGTTTTTGATAAATTCGAATTTCAATTAAAGCCTAGAACTATTTTTATTGGCGAATTTGAGGTACCTGAACCATTAAAAGAAGCGCCTGCTAAAGGTTCTACTTGCTCTTACCCAAGTCCAACTGTTGAATTAGGTGTGCAGCAGTTTAAGTGGAATGGTTCAAAAGGACAATTACGCATGCTTCAGCATGGCCAAGTCCACTCAAGTTTTGATAATGCTTTTGCTCATTGCTGCGCGATTATTAAAGTCAGTGGTGGTGAGTTTGCTGAAGATATGCTCAAACTTCTGAACAAGCCAACTGATGAAGTTGAAGAAGAAAAGCCTTTAGAAAATGAAGTTGAGAAATCACCTCAGGTTAATACTGAAAAAACAGTAATTGAAGAGCCTACTAAAGATTTAAAAGAGGATCTCGATAGTGCAATTGTTGTTACTGAGGGGCCTTATGTTTCATCATCCGAGGATCTATTAGTTCCAGAAACTAACGAGCCTAAAGTAGATCCAGAATATCAGCAAACCCTAGATACTCTTCTACAGCGTGTAAAAGAGTCAAAAACACCTGCAGAAGTAAATGCGGTTTATCGTTATACCCGCAAATGGGATGACGAACAAATGAAGCCTATCCTTCTCGCCACTCACAAACGTCTTGAAGAGCTAGAAAAAGAACAGGCATCTGCGAATGAGCCACCCTCTTTAATGGTTCAGATCCAGAACGCACCAGACCTTACAACGCTAGATGCTTTGGAAATAGACGTGGCTGCACGAGACCCGCAGATTCAACCGAAGCTAATGGGGTATGTGAGAAAACGCCGCTATGAATTAGAGAATCCTACACCTACCCAACCTGAAGCTGATCCTGATTATCTATTAGTGGACGGTTACTAGAATGAAAGACCAATTCAAGAAAGTGAATAACAAGCACTTACTTGGTTTTACTAATTACTTGCACTTGCTGGGCTTTGTAATAGTCCAGCAAGGGTTAAACCAAGCAATGCTTTTAACGAAACATTATGCCGTACCAGTAGCTTGGCGCCGCATAACAATAGACTACAACAACCGGTTAAATAAACCCGCTCAGCAGCTTTATAAAGAGTTTGTTGAGTGGACTAAAGAAGAATATTTGAGGGCTCAAAAATGGAAGTAAGAATTAAGTCTGTAAATGGCCCCAGCCCTTTACCAGCAAATTTACAAATGGATGTTGTTTATAAAGCTGTTCGCATAGATGCCAATCGAATGAAAGTAACTTGTGATGATGGTCAAGTGATTACAACAAGCATTTCAAAATCTGGTTATTTGGGCGATTGGGGTGAATGGGAAATTTTAAGTGAGGATTCTCAACAATGAGCAAAGTTATTGGTGAAGTTAATTTGAGCCCTAGCAGTATTGAAGGTACTCCGGATCAGGTAGCTGTTCATATTTTTGAAAAAATCATTTGTCCAAGTACTGAAGAGCTTCTCAAAAACAATCCGGAAGCTGCAAAAGTTTTTGCATATCACATTTTTGGTTTAGCACTGTCTCAACTAGCAGAGTTTCATTCAACCAAAAGTCTAGATAAAGCTGTAACCGTTACTCTTCACAACCTTTTGCGTCAATTGAAGAAAGAACGTAATGAGTTGAGGAGCTAATGGATGAGTGAAGTAAAAGTTAAAACATGTGATTTTTGTGATGATGGAAATGGTGAATGCATTTTCCCCTATTACGGCCTTGCCCCTCATATTCACACAAAGCCAATTGGCGGCACTGTATTTCTAGACGGGTCATTACCTGAAAACTTCTGTCCTGATGGGGATGGTTTAGGCATGTATACACATTGTCTGAATTGCGGGGGTGACGGCACCTATGAGGGTACTCAATTAGAAGTTAAAGCGGAAAGTAAGGAGGAGTAAATGTTAAAAGATCTGAGAAATCTATCTGATGCAGAGCAACAAGAATATTTGGATCGCTTCATAATGGCTAATGAAGAACAGAAGTTCCCTCAAGAGGTTGTGGCACTTTATTTAGATTGCTCGCCTTGGACATTAGCTAGAATGCGTTGTGATCAATCATCACTGCCTTTCTCGAAAATTGGAAGACGTGTTTCATATAAAAAGAAGGACGTTTTGAAGTATGAGCAAAGCAAGACTGTGCTTAATACAGCACAGCTTGCAACAGTTTAAGGCGGTTAGACCGCCTTTATTTCTTTTAATCTTTCTGCCCATACAGATTGGTAATTAAAGCAATCAATCTTACCTTGATACACCGCTTCAATCATGTTCATTGAAGCTCTTAATTCCTCATCTGGAATTTGAACATAACCACCTGTCACATCAATTCTTGGTTTAGCCGTGTGATTAAGAAGTCTTTTTGTCACATAAATATTAAATCTTAAAAGGTTGCATATAGTGGCAAATGTACGACGGAAATCATGCATTGAAACGTAATAGTCAACTTCCTTACCCACTCTATTCAATAATGTATCTACCTTAGTTGCATGCATATTCCACGAAGTAGGCATCTTAGTAGCTGGGAAAACCCAATCGTTTTCTCTTAATAACCAACGTTCACGCAAAATACTGTGTAGATGATCACCAATAGGAAAAGTATGATCTGAACCATTTTTGGTATCTCTAAAAGTTAAGGTACCATTTTTAATATCTACATCAGACCACTTTAAACAACATGCCTCCTGTTTACGGCATCCCGTATACATGCACATCAATACAATATCCCGATGCGTGTTAGACCTAGCAGTATTTTCCAGATTTAACTCATCTTCATAATGAAGCACTGCATTGTAATATTTGTGAATGATGTCTTTATGGAGATGTCTATCCCTACTTTCTATTTTATTCCAACCTCTTGTTACGGAAATAATGTCAACTGGATTACTTTTAAGAATCGGGTTCTCATCTGTTGAATAAAGAACATGAATATACTTCCATAAGGTACCTAAAAGAGATACAGCACCATTTGCTGACGACTCACTTACTTCTGATACCTCAATAAATCGATCCAGTACTTCTTGCTTAGATATCTGGAAAAGCTTTTTGTTGCCCCACCCCAAATATAAATCAAAATACTTACGGTACTGCCTAATTGTTTTTGGTCTAAAGTCATTTCTATCAATATAAATTTGAAGAGCTTCATTCACGGTAATATCTAAAGGATTAGCAACCTTCTTTAATTTGATAGGCTTTTCATATTCATTGTTTGAAATTTTCGCCAGAATCATCTGAGCTTTTGCTCGAGCATTTGTTGCAGGAATATCGGTAGTTTTGCCAATTGTCACTCGATAGAGTTCACCTTCATGCCTCCTTTCAACAATATAGGTTTTACTTTTATTAGTTACCCGAACAGCAAAACCGATCAGTTCTGCATCTCTATATATTTTTTGACCTTTTTCAGTTAATGGAATAGCATCAACAGTAGATTTGTTGAGTTTCAT